TTCAGTAATATGTTCAGCAAGTATAGTCATATCAGGAGCAATGTAACCATCAACATCAAAGTTATATGCAAGTTCTCTCATTTTTCTTCTAGCTCTTTGCATAAACAAAGTAACATTACCTACAGCTAAAGCATCTAAGTTAGCTGCACCATGATTTGATTGTTTTTTAATTAAAATGTTTGTTGGAGTTATTGCAACATCTGCTCCTCCCCCTGAAACTGAAAATTCACCACCTGCTGTTCCAATAATTAATGTTCTTGTAGCAGTCATGAAACGAATAGCATTAACTTGGTTTGATGCAATAGTATAAATGATTGCATCACTATCTGCTATCGTTCCACCAATATTAGCATCCATATTTTCATAATCACCAGATTTAGAAAAAAAAACTGTTTGTGGTTGATTAGTTGTTCCTGCAAAAACTAATCGTTGTTCAAAAAAGGTTACGCAAGAAGGATGACCTGTAGTATCTGAAAAAGCTCCAAGTCTCCAGTTTGCTGTAGCAGTAGATGCACTTAATGTTGTTAATATTTCAATCGTTGCATTTGTAGTATCTGTTACACCTGTAATTTTTGCATATCCGCCATGCAAAAAAACAAATCTACCAACATCTGTTGATTGAAATCCTGATCCACTATTTATTCCTGTGGTTGCTGAAGCTGCCAATGAAACACCAGTGCCAACAGCAGTTGCTCCCGGATTTAAAGTTGTTGTAGTTGTGTTTGCATCTTGCATTGGTCCTTTAGTAAAATCTACATCTGCTAAAGTCCAACTTGTATGAGATGTTCTTGATAGCTTTTCAACCTCATGATTAGGATGACAAATATATAAAACATCTGCACTCTGTGCAAACTTCAAATCAAATAACTCTGCTTCAAGATAAGGTGTAGATATTTCTACTGCTGAACCACCTGATTGAACTTGACCTTTATCTTTATAAACTCTGATATACTGATCGCCAAATTCTAAAATATATGTTTGTGTTGTTGAAAACTCAAAAGGAATTAGTCTTGTTTTTTTAGAACTTGTTTTTACTTCAGATATAAATTGTGAACCTGATCTTCTTGCTGCACTACCATGAGGATAGACAATAAAATTTTCTAAAGTTTTACATCCAGAGGGATATTTAGATAAATCATTACGACCATCTAAACGAGGTGATAATTCACCTGCAGTGAAATTTGTAAGTTGTACCGATACTCTTGCCATATATTAAAACCTTGAGTTAATAAATGTACCAGCATCAATAGCATCTGCCATACCCTCTTCTTGTTCTATATTTTGACCTTCTGTTGCATCAACAAATCTAGCTTCTTTTAGTTTCTCTTTGTAAAGATTATACATATTTACAGCTACAGGATTTGATGATGTAATAGCATAAGCTATGTCTGCTGCTAAAGCTGCTGATAAAGTTTCTCTTAATAATTCATCATATTCATTTGGGTCTTCTACTCTGGATATGTATAAAATTTTCATGCTTGAAGCATCTGTTAATATTTTACGACCTTCTACTTTGTGATCGCTATCGTAATCTAATATTCTTAACAATCTTAAACAATCTGTTGGTAGTGTAAATTGTGATGAAAATCCCCATGCAGGTGTGTCTGTGTCTGCTGCTAATGCAAGTCTTTTTTGCAAACAATTCCAAGGATGATTTCTAAATAAACTATCTCTTACTTGAGTATATCTGGCATTGAGTAGTCTAGCATTTTTACTATCTTCTGTAAGTGAGAGTATAGTTGTTGCTCCTAATTGATTTAATGCTCCGTTACAAATATCTACTACTGATGCCATACTTTTTCCAAATATCCTCTTCAGAAAGATTTACTTCATCTTTCTTTTGTTTAGTTAAATCGTTGATATTACCTATATCAATTTTTTCAACTAAAGCATATCTATAAATTTTATTATCTCTTCCCCATTGAAAATGCAACAAAAGTCTAGGATCTTTGTACAAATCAATTAATCTTGGATCAAATCTAGCAACTGTCATTTTTGAAAGAGGGGGATTTCTCCCCCTCAATATCTATTGTTTAATTAACTACATAAGTGATATTCCACGACATAGTACCGGCAGTACCACCAGCAGCACTCATTGTTGCTGCAATGTAGTAATACCCTCCCGGGTCTGTAGAATCACCAGCTAACTCAAACATTTTCTTTCCAGCAGTGTCGATGTTAGCAGCTTCAAAACGAACATCTGCCATAGCTGCTGCATCAGCAACATCTGTAGCAAAAACATCTTCGTCTTTTACTGTACCATCAGTTTTGTAGATACCGACATTGAAAGTACACGATCCACCGAATGTGTCTGAACCAATGAATAAACTTGGCACAGCAGCATTTGAAGGGATCGGTGCTAACATTACAATATCGTCATTATCACTATCACCTGCTGCAAGTTCGACTGTTCCATGAGCTGTTCTTAAAACACCATGTAATTCAGCCGAATTGTTTGCAACTTGAGGAGAAGCCTCAAAGTTTGCAACTAGGTCTGTATTTTTAGTTCCCATAACTTTTATCCTCCTCTATTAACTTTCTGTACATTGTACTTCTACAACTTTATCTTCTTCCATTCTAGTAGCTCCAAAAGATGCACAGTAGTACACTTGAGTAGCATACCCTTTGTCCGATCTTTCGTCTATTCTAGCCATGACATCTTTACCTACACCAAGAGCAATTCCGTCTTGAGCATAAGCTATGCACGATCTAGTAGTACCATCTAAAGATAATCTGTTTGATACAATGAAGTTGAAACCAAGGAACGAATTGATTTCACCATTTGCCAATGCTTTGACAGTGTTGAAATCTGAACTTGTTACCTCAGTTGTTCCAAGTAAATCAGTGATCTGTTTAGGACCAACAATGATAAATCTTGGGATTGATGGATCAACACTATTTAAATCAAGTGTCTGCTTTGCAGTTCTTAATTTAGCAATAGTTAAACCAGCAGAACCATGTACAATTTGATTTGCATTGGCTGTGCTAGTTGATCCTGTTTCACCAGTAAATGCTGTACCTAATGCAGCACTGATGATTTCATCATCCATAGCTCTACCCATTGCGAAAGCAGCAGCTTGAGCATAAGACGATGTCGGGTCGATTAAAAGACGCACTTTGTCTTGTTCATCAATAAGATCAGCAAACTCATAGTCCACTAAAGATACCCTTCTTCTAGCATGAGGAGTGTCTATTTGTGGAGTGTCTGAATGTCTGCTTGTTCTTTTCACAGCCGTTACACTTCCGACTTGATCGAAGAACGCATTTTTTCCATTGACGCTTTCAACTCGTACTTTGTCTCTTAACAACGAACCCATTTGTTGCGACAACATTTGAATGTTAGCAGAATACTGCTGTACAAATGCTGTAGTTACTTGTGATGACATATTAGTCTCCCATTGTTAAGTTTAGTTATATCAGAAAGGTTCTCTGTCAGAAGACAGGCATCTCTTGGATTTAAAGTCTTTTAGACCGCAGTCTTTTCCTTGCTGTCAGTAAGGCTCTTTCGAGTTTTCTTACCTCTAGTTATCCATTTATAATATTCGTCAGCGATTGGCAAGGGGTTTGATTTCTGATTTTCTGTACCAAACTCCTTTACCAATCGTACACATTCTAACCTTAATTCAACAT